GTCGCCGGAATGATCATGAAAGCCCGGGATGAGCTGGCCAGAATCGGCGCGGAGCTGGCAGACAAACTCTCGCAGGAAGTCGATCCGGTCAAGTGCCGTTCCCACGTCGACGACCGCATATTTCAGGTCCTCGCGAATCTCAAAGAATACCGGTCAGCGTGAATGCAGAACAACTTTTCGGGGACTGGTCGAAGCTGTGGGAACCTCCGAAACGCCTGCCGCTTTCCCGGTGGGCGGAAGAGAACTTCTACACTTCGCCGGAGTACTCCTCCACCACCGGCAAGCTTCGACTGCACGAATACCAGCGTGAGCCGCTCGATTGCTTCACCGATCCGCGGGTTTCGGACATCGTCGTAAAGTCCGGCACCCAGATGCTCAAGACCCTGCTGATGCAGGTGGCTCTGGCATACGTGGCGATCGAGGATCCGGGCCCGTGCCTGCTCTCGCAATACAAAGAGGGGGACGCGGAGGCCTTCAGCAAGGAACGGCTGGTGCCGATGATCCGGGACATACCCGGGCTTCGAAACATCCCGAGCCTCTCTTCGAAAAGCAGGACGTCCGGAAGCACGGCGACATACAAAGAGTTCCCCGGGGGCAGTTGGTCACTGGTTGGTGCCGGAGCCGCCGGCAACGCGGCAAGGCGTTCGATCCGCTTCTATTTCGGCGATGAGATCAACAAGTACGAGTTGACCAAAGAAGGCGCGTTTACTGAGCTCGCGGCAGAGCGGACGGCCACCTTCGGAACCCGGGCTAAGCGAGTCTATTGCTGCTCTCCAACGACTTCGGACGGAGCGATCTCGCGAATGTATGAGGCATCGGACCAGCGCAGACCGTGGGTTCCGTGTCCGGACTGCGGCGAGTTTCAGGTCCTGAAGTGGGCGCAGGTAAAGTGGGACGGCGAATCGCCCCGCGAAGACAGGCCTGCGACGGCGCGGTACCAATGCGAGCAATGCCCGTCCCGCTGGGATGACCTGAAGCGCTGGACGGCGACGTCCCGGGTAAAGTGGGTGGCGGAGAAGCCTTTCCGAGGTGTGGCCGGCTTCGGCGATCTGGGTCACCTCTACTCGCCCTACAAGACGCTCTCGGAGATGGTGGCGAAATGGCTGGCGATCGCCGCGGATAAGTCGGCAGAATCGGCCGAAAGTCGCCGGGTGTTCATCAACACCAACCTGGCCGAGGAATACATCGAGCGCGGCGAGGCCCCGGAGTGGCAGAGGATCTACAACCTCCGCGAACCGGAGATGACTTTGCGACTTGTTCCGCGCGGAGGCCTCTTCGTAACCGGCTTTTGCGACGTCCAGAAGGACCGCCTCGAGATCCAGGTCAAAGCCTGGGGCCGCCGCAAAGAAAACTGGTGCATCGACTACGAGGTGATCGACGGCGACACTTCACGCCCCGAGGTCTGGGACAAGCTGACCGCGTTTCTGGGCCACTCGTATCACCACGAGAGCGGCGTCGATCTGCCGATGATCAGGTTCGGAATCGATTCAGGCTACGCCACCCAGGAAGTTTATGCCTGGGCGCGCAAGCAGGGACCGGGTCGAATCATGGTCACGAAGGGCCAGGATTCAGGCGTCGCCATTGTGGGGCAGCCGAACCGAACAGATGTAAGAGCCGACGGCAAGCTCCTCAAGCGCGGCATCAGGGTGTGGCCAATCAATGTGAGTGCGCTGAAGAGCGAACTCTATGGCTGGCTGAGGCTCGAAAGGCCGACCGCCGCGGCCCTCGCAAAGGGAGAAGTATTTCCGCCCGGCTACTGCCACCATCCGGCATTCGATGAAGAGTTCTTCCGTCAGCTCACCGCCGAGGAGCTCATAACCCGCATCGTGAAGGGTTATCGCAAGCAGGAATGGGTCAAGCGGCGCGAACGTAACGAGGCTTTGGACACCGCGGTCGGCAATCGCGCGGCGGCTTCGATGTTCGGGATCGATCGATTCGGCGACAAGCAGTGGGCGGACCTCGAAGCGCAGATCGCAGACCGGGCACGACCGGCCGCCACGGTACCGGCGCCGGATGAACAGGTTTCTCCACCGCCTCCGCCGCCGGTTGTGGTGATCGAGAAGGCGGAAGAACGCCGCGGTGGCGACGGATGGCTCGGCCCCCGAAAACGAAATTGGCTGGACAGGTAAAAACATGGCTTTCACGCAAGGGCAGCTCGACAATCTTGAAACCGCGATCGCCACAGGCTCGCTTTCCTGCGAATTCGACGGGAAACGGGTGCAATATCGCTCGCTCGATGAAATGATGCGGATCCGCGAAACCATCCGCGGATCCCTCGGTCTGATCTCGCCCGCGAACCGCTTCAGTCTCGCCGGATTCACCAAAGATTCCTCTCAGCCGACACCCAGCACTTTCCCCGATCCGTTCGGGTCAAACATAATCGGCTGAACGTAGCCGAGACCCAATAAATACAGGGGTTTCACGTGACACCCTCTAAGTCAACTTCTAGCCCAACAAATGACTCCTAACTGGATCGATAAGGCCGTCTCGTTCTTTGACCCGCAAGCCGGACTGAAACGGATCCGCGCGCGCGCAGCGGCCGAGTCGATGCTTCGTTACGAAGGAGCGCAGCGCGGGCGCCGTACAGCGAACTGGATGGCGACCGGAACCTCCGCGAATGCGGAAATCGGTCCAGACCTACCTTACCTGCGTTCCCGTAGCCGCGATCTGGTCCGAAACAATCCGCTGATGCGCAAAGCGCTCCGGGTGCTCGTCGCGAATACAGTTGGTTCCGGACTCAGGCCCGAAGCCGATACCGGCAATCCGGCGCTCAATGCTTCGATCGACACCGCTTTTGACGTCTGGTCGAAAGAATGCGACGCCGATGGCCAACTCGATTTCTACGGCCTCCAGCAGCTGATCGATCGCTCTGTCAAAGAGTCCGGCGAAGTGATCGTTCGGGACCGGTATCGGTATGCGGCCGATGGCTTCCACGTTCCCTACCAGTTGCAAGTCCTCGAAGCCGATTACATCGACAGCAATCGCCAGTGGTGGCCGAACGAATTCAAAGGCGCCACAATCGCCGGCGTCGCTTTCGACGTTTTGGGTACCCGTAAGGCTTATTGGCTTTTCCCGTGGCATCCCGGCGACGTGGTGAAGAGCGTGAATGACGGCTTCGTTTCACGGCTCATCTCTGCCGATCAGGTCACTCACATCTACGAGAAGGAAAGGCCCGGTCAGGTCCGCGGGGCGCCATGGTTCGCCTCGATCCTGATCCCGGCTTACGATCTCGACGGCTATGAAGACGCCGAGCGGATGCGCAAGAAGATCGAGGCCTGCCTTGCCGTATTCGTCCAGCAGGCCGAGGGCATCGAAGGCAGTCCGATCTCGACCACGTCAACCGATGCGAAGACGGGCAACCGAATCGAGACTCTCGAGCCCGGCATGATCGAATACACGAAACCCGGCGAAACGATCGCCGTGGCAGCTCCGGCCGCGACCGGCGGCTACGGCGAATACGTCACCAAGCAGCATCACATTCAGGCCGCGGGCGCCGGCGTGATGTACGAGCAGATGACAGGGGACTTGTCGCTGGTGAACTACTCGAGCTTCCGCGCCGGCCACATTGAATTCCGCGCGGACGTCGCCGCCTACCGATCTAAAACCCTGATCCCGATGGGCCTGCAGCCGATCTGGAACAAGTTCATTGATGCGGCGTTCGCCGCCGGAAAGATCAAGGCCGTGAATTACGGCTGCAAATGGACTGCGCCCGCATGGCAGTCTGTCGACCCCGAAAAGGACGCAACCGCAAACCTGATCGAAGTCAGGACCGGCCGCAAGACCTGGCCCCAGATGGTGACCGAAGCCGGACTGGATCCGGATAAGCAGCTGGCGCAAATCGTCGAAACGAACAAAGACCTGGACGCCAACGGCGTGGTCCTCGACTGCGATCCGCGCGCGGTCGATCGACAGCGCGGCGCGTTCCAGGTGAAGCAAACGGAGGCCGTAGTTGGAAAAGACAACTGAAGAAAAAACTAAGCAACCGAAAGAGCTCGAATGGCTCCGAGCCACTATCGAACCCGTTGTGCGTCTTGCCGCGGCTGCCGCTGAAGACGACGATGAGGATCTTACCGCCGATCTCACTTTCTACACCGGCGCCTCGGTCCAGCGTGTCGATTACTGGAGCGGCGACAAATACACGCTGGCCTTCTCGATGGAACCCGGCGCATGCAATCTCGCCCGCCTGAACAGCGGCGCGCCGATGCTGAATAACCACAACAGCTACGACCTTTCGGACGTGGTTGGAGTGGTGGAAAGCGGGTCGATCGAGAACGGAATCGGCAAAGCCAGCGTGCGATTTTCGAATCGCCCTGAGCTGGCGGGCATCCGCGCCGACGTCAAAAACAAGATCATCCGCAATGTGTCGATGGGCGCGAAAATCAACAAGCTCAAAGACGTCACCCCGGAGAATTCGAAGCAAAAATCATATCTCGCCACGGATTGGGAACCGATGGAAATCTCCATCGTGCCCATCCCGGCGGACGCGGGGGCAGGGTTCCTCTCGCACCAAAATGTCGAACCCACGATCGAACGGGCAGAAACAGCCCTGAAGGAGACTAATATGGACGAAAAAGAAGTCGCCAGGCTGGCCGCAGTC